CTTTGAAATATCGATGGGTGGGAATTGGGAATCCGATTGTTGTCGCTGCGGTAACGCTAAAAGCGTTAGCCCCAGATGCCACTTGCGTGCCGCCGACATAGATTTTGTAGTTATTCGACGTATCTCTAGTGACTGCAACGTGATACCAAGTCCCTGCTGTGATAATAGCTGGAGAAATAACGATGTCCGTCTGCGGATAGCGCATGACACGAACCCGTCGATTCGACAGAACAATTCCAAGTCCATTAATACTGTGAATGATCGTTCTGTATGTTTCAATGTCGTCTGGCCTGACCCAGCACTCAATTGTGAAAGCAGTTCCTGTGCCTGATGGCATCCCGCCTGAAAGAGACAGGTAATCTCCAGTGCCGTCAAAGTACGCTGCTGCCCCACCAAAACAGCTTTGGGTCGTGGATATTTGTGCGCCGTCTACGGCAGTAACTGTTTTTACATTTGCCGAATTATCTGTAAAAGTCGTGCTTCCATTTGCTCCATCCATGTGTAGTAGTAAGGAGACTGAGCTAAAGTAAGGATCACTTGGAACGATACCTCCACCACCAGACTTTTTTGCATTCCTGACAATGTTGGATAGCATTAGAAATTCTGCCCTCCCACATAACCCGTCCAGCTCGTCCCCGCATCGCTCGTGAAGAAGGCGAACGTGTCGATCTTGCCAGATGTCAATGTCAGCGTTGGAGCCGTGCCGCCAGCCCATTTAATGGATGCTGGCCAAGTCACTGCCCATGCTGTGCCGTCAGCCGTCAGGATCAGTGTGAACGATCCACCGGAACCGCTTGCAGGAGGATTGGAGATCGTCAGGGTGGTGATGGCTGCGTTGAGCGAGACCGTAAAGATATTGGATATTTCGAGATTTAATGTCAGCGTTCCGGCTGAGATCGTTGGGCTGGAAATGGTTTCGCTGTAATCACGAAGTTTAGCCCGAATCAGTTCCGTGTCGAGCAGATCCTGCGGCCCCGTAAGGTTGGCGTAATTGTAGTTTGCCGTAGGGAGATAGGTTGCTGTGGCGTTTGCAGTTGTCAAATAAACCGTTAAGTTTGGCGTGCCTGTCAGGTCGGTATAATTCCCAGATGTCGCCACGTTGGCAAGAGTCGGTTTGCCTGTGATGTTCGCGTACGTTAGGTTTGCGGGCGTGAGATAGTTGCCAGATGCAGCGTATCGCCCGTCGGCATAGTCGCGTGTCAGGATTGAGTTGGCTGACCAGACTGTGACGTTGTTGAGCGTGGCCGATGAGGTTGTCAGCGTGAAATTCTGTGGGAAAAGAGCGATTTCCGTAACGTTGCCGAGGTTGTCTGTCGAGTACATGCCTGCATTCTTACTGATCTGGTAATTGGCGTAAATCGCGGTCCCGTTAGAATCCGTCTGGCCTGTGGGTAGGTTGGCAACAACGTATTGCCACCCGCCGACACAGTGGGTTCCATTGTTTGGAAACTCTTGAATAACACCTTTGTGTTGCTTGCCAAAGATTAAAGACATGTCAGGACCCCTTGAATGTCAGAGGTGCAAACAGAGTTTTCGCAACTTCGAGCGTAACTACCTCGTCGCCATTTACCGTGACGAGTCCGTTGGTCAATATCGTGACTCCTGCGCCATCGACTTGCATATCGGTCGAAATGTCGTCAATATAGTTTTTGAAGTATAATCTTGCACCACCAAAAGCAGCGACATTAAACCCGGCAGTAAAGCTAAGGTTCCCAGACCGATCCGTCCTGGCATATCTTAGGGTTGCCCCCACGACTTCAAGTTGCTCTTTACCAATGTCCATTGCCGGATCGTTGTAAGTCTGGGTATACCCAGCAACGTGTCCCCCTGCAACACTGGTAATTGGATTATATGCCAAACCAGAATATGACTCTAACAGGACGGTACTGTTGTTTTGGCCCGCTGTTGTTCGGTTGGCCCTCAGGCCAGCAACGTATCGAGCATTGCTACTTCCAAGTCCGTTGGGTATCTGGCTCACCCCGTAGGTGACGTTCGAAATCTCGATCATCCCGTTCTGAGCCGACAGCAGCCCATTGGCGTTGATCGACAGATTATCACCAACAATGACCCCGCCAAGAGTGGTGGTGGTCGCTGGCGATAAGACTGAGCCGGGGCCTTGCGGTCCCTGTACACCCATCGTCAGCACTTCGATTTGCTTATCACCAGTGACTTGGATGGTGTCGGTCGTGCCGCTGCCTGTGACCGTCACCACATCGACGCGGGTTTCCGTGACTACGACGATATCAGACACGTGTCACCTCCGGTGATACGGTCAGTGTGCCGCTCAAAAGCCGTGTGACCGCACCGCTGCCAAACAGGACTTCGAGGTCGTAAACTCCGTTGACCAGATTGGCAGTCACAGCAGGGTCAAGGCTGATTGCAATGTTTCCAGTGGTCGCGTTGGCGATGGATAGGCAAGCCGATGGGGAAGTGAGTGACAGAGTCGTGTTGGCATCCGCGTAAGATGTGCGGACCATCAACCGTGCCGTGCATCCGGCCAGGTTGACGGCGATGTTAGCGGACTTCCACTGAAGCGAACGGGCGAATGTGGCACCGGCTTCAATCTCAAGGTTGTATGTTCCGGCCATTTATTCCGCCTCCATTTCCACATCGGGTGTCTCAGTTTCCGCAGGTTCTTCCGGCTCCACAGCCTCAGCCGCCGGAACTTCCTCCAGCTCACCAAGGCCCAAAGTCGCACGCGCTTCGTTGATGGTAAAGATTCCTGCACCGACACCAGCCGTGGCGATGTCCATTAGTGCTTTTCTATCAACGGACAGCTCTTCGATCTGAGACGTGTCAAACCTCACACACAGCTCTGGATTAGGCTGCGATGTCACGCCGTCGCAGGCAATGGGAAGCGTTTGCACCAATCGAGTGAGTTCACCGGCCACCAAGTCGAGGAACGGAATCACCGCGTCCCGCCATGATGCCTTGTTAGCCTCAACCAAGTTACTGTAAGTCCTGCCTGTATCCGGCTGTTTGAGGCTCATAGGTGCCCATCCTAGCACACCACAGATGCGGGCGGTGGCTAAATCGGCCATTTCGCTGACAGATAAATCTTTGGGCGAAAAGCCCGGTGATTTGATATCCATTTCGCTAGTCCCAACGAATGGCCTGCCCACCGCTTTACCGCTCACTGCCCGTGCCAGATCAGACTGGACTTGCGAGAGTTGCAGGTCGGATAGATTGCCGACCGTTTTGAGCGACACGATCAACGATGGCACGCCGGATCGGCTCAGAACAGTCGTCTCGTATTGACCGATGATTTTGACCAGTGCCATCTCAGCAACAACAGAATCGAGCACCGAAACGCCACGCGATTGGGCATAAGATGACCGCCCCTGACGGTAGGCCAGCATCAATTCGGCGGGAACACTGTAGTTGTAAGCTCGGCCCCAATCGCTTCCCATCACTGGATATTCGATCACCTCGTTGATGCTTTCGCCCATGATCGGACGCATGATCCAGGGCGACGGGATTGGCATCAACTCAGTGACCGCATTGCCAGCGGTGTTAGTGATCACCTGCACATAAGCGTTGCCGTTATCGCATAGGCTGGCGTACAGGTGCTCCAGCACGGTCGCATCTGACTCACCCGGTGACGGACGCTGCCAGAGGTATTGCAAAGGGTGATCGACCGGCTTAAACCCGCCATCCTCGTCCCAATAGCCCACCTGCATGATGGCTTTGGTAGCGTTGCGACGCATCGCCTGTATCGCGGCCTGAACCACAGAAACCTGTGTGTAAGGGCGTGCCAGCGTCATGTAATCGTTAGATAAGCCAGTCATCATATCCACCGACCATGATGACGCGGCAATATCGGCGGTGTTGGCAGTGACGCCAGCCCTCACGGACTTGGTGAACCGGTCTCGGATGTTGTCGAACAGTGTTGCCATAGTGGTTTAGGAGACCCATCTGAACGGTTGTACTGAGGAGAGATAGCTGAACGTGTCGGCAGCAGCATCGACTTGATCGTCATGCTTGCCGGTTGGGAATGAGCACAATTCGTCGATGAAATCACGGTTCCAGTCGCCTTTTTCCAGCTCAATCGAACCGGATTCAAAAGCAGCGGCCATTGGCATAGCCCGCACTTCTTTTGAGCCTGTGGGGCGTTTGCTGATGACTCCATAACCGATCAGGTTGCGGGTATCGTGCTGGACCTGATCGACACCCGCGGAGCCGGGGTCTTGTGCCAGATGGACGATCGTTTCGCGGCCATCAGTCTCAGCAATCTGACGCTGAATTGTGCGACGGGTAGCAGGCGACCACTGCCCGCGTGAAACGTGCTTGATTCGGTAGATGTCGCCGGTCCTGCACATCCACACACCGGCAGTGTAATCACCACCACCGACCGTTGCGGCTGTGTCCCATGCTCGGCATGAGTTGGAGTTGAGTGGTATCGGCGATGGATCGATGATCCTGAACCATTCCGGTCGAAAGAAACCGCCATCACGTGGCGTGGGTGTCTGCTGATAGAGGGCTGAAAAGGCGTAGGAACCGACGGTCTTTTTGATCCGGTCGAAGTCTTCCACGGAATACCGTTCCGGCCACAGCGCCTCACCGGGCTGACGACCGATCAGGTCATCCGCTTCAGCAATGGCCGGAAGGCTGACCACATCCCACTGTTCGCCACCGTCATTGGCCTGTTCGAGCAATTGGCCAGCCAAGTCGAGAGAGTGCCAGCGTGTCATGATCAGGACGATTGCCGCACCAGGGTGAAGGCGTGTGTAGAGGTCGTTTTGAAACCAATCCATCACCCTGGCACGATAGGTGGGTGATTCGGCCTCAGCACGCGACTTCACTGGGTCATCGATAATGACCAAATCAGCACCGTAGCCTGTGACACCAGAGCCGACACCAACCGCATAAAGCCCGCCACCGTGTTCACTTGACCACTGATTCTGTTTGTTTTGGTCGTCGGAAAACTCGAAACCGAATTCCTTGGCGATCCGGCGTGTCTGACGCGAGAAAGTGCAGGCAAGAGAGTGATTGTAGGCTCCAATGATCACCCGTAAACTCTGGTCCAGCAATAACCTGTAACCAGCGTAATGGATCGTTGCCAGCTCACTCTTGCCGTGCCTGGGCGGCAAGAAGAGCATCAACCGTTTGCAATCACCGGTCGTCACCCTGTCCAGCGCCCGGCGGCATTCCGCCAAGTGTTCGGGCGACCACTGGTGTGCTGGTGTTGCCGCTTGAAGGAAGCGGTTTAGGCCCCTTGGAATTAACTGTTTTGCGTGGTGGCGTGTCGCACTCATTATCGAGACTTGCCCAGTCGATTTGGGGTTTATCGCTGATTTCGATGTTCGTCGTCACCTTGCCGTCCATCCGGTCCCAGATTGCTGACCAGTAACGGAAGTCACCTTCCAGAGCCATCTTCAGGCCCTTTTGGACCATCGCCCGTAGCAGTTCTGGCTTAGATTCCAGCTCTGCTTCGAGGGCGATCTGGAGCGGCTTTTTTGGACGACCACCGGTGTTTCCAGAGACGCCTTTGGGCCACGGTTTAAGGTTTTGGAGGTTCGGTGGCATGCGTCACTGTTTTTCCATTGGGGGTAGTGGCGGGTTCAGAAGCGTTCGGGTCGGAGTCGCACCGCCCCCTTCTGACTGGATGCCAGACGTGCCGCTGTCAGCACTTCGAACGCGTTTTGGATACGGTTGTCTGAGTGGTTCGATCTTGGCTCGCATCTCGTCATCAAGGGGCATGAGATACTTGTGCTTTGCTGACTTCGGGACATTCCGAGATCCTTCAGGCAGATTTGTTCCATAAAGGCTGTATGCTTGCCTTCGATGCATCATTCGGCCATTCACGACGACATTAGACTCACCGCCGTGCGTTCCTGTGAACGGCCATCCGCAAGCCTGGTAAATCCCGCCATGATGACCTTGCCCTGTATCTGCGTAGCTGACGACAAGCCGAATTCCTGGGCAAGCCTTTTTCAGAAACTTGATCGCAAGAGCCAAGATCTTGCTGACTTCGTTTGCGTGATTTCCGAGAGCCACCCTTGTCAATTCACAGACCTCGACAGGCTTTAAGCTGTACGGCTTGTGAATGTTCTGATTTGCTCCAAGTGAAAAATAGACACAGCCTATGAACCGTCCGCTTTCCCATGCACCAATTTTTACCGACTTCCCCGCCGGAAGGGACTTAGAGTAATGCCAATGCTCAACAGCATATTTTGCTGCCTCATGAGTGCACCAATCAAGTTTGAGTTCAGGGCGTGAAGACATGACCACACCCCGGGCATTCAGTTTTAGCCTTCTCATCAAGCCTGCCTTGATCATCAATCGAGCCAGGCTGAAAGTCGGGTGTCAGCAACTCGCTCCCCAACCCCTCCACAAGTGCGTCAATCTCGCCATCACTATACCCTGCCGCAGCCGTATCGAACTCCTCCGATTGCAACGCCCGCAAGGTCTCAGCCAGCGCCGTGGTATCCCACTCGGCCAGTTCCGCCGTCCGGTTGTCAGCGATGGCGTAAGCGGTCGCAGCCGATCCAGTGAGCGACGACTCGACCACCTTGATATCGCTCCACCCTAGTTTGACTGCGGCCATGTACCGACCGTTGCCGGATAGGATGATGCCCTTGGAGTCGATCACAATCGGGTGTTGCTGCCCAAACTTGCGAAGGCTGGCAACGATCGCGTCAATGTTCCGCTCCCCGTGCTTTCGCAGGTTCGCAGGGTCCTGAGATATCGAGCCGATGGCGACTGTCTTGATTTTCATTTGAGCTTTCGGGTCCTGCGTTTAGCCTTCTTGTCGCGTGCCTCAGCCTCAGCTTCAGAAGCCTCAGCGAAAATATCGTCGATCCGCTCGTGCTCAAGTTCTCGCTCGAAACCCGTGGAATGGCAGGCAGCACAATAGAGCCGAGACCCGCGTTTGATCCCACGGCAACGATCACACGTGGCCGGGTCCTGATCCTGTGTCTCAGGCGTCCAATCACCCTGGCCGAACACGACGCCAATCACGGCGGGTGCTTTGCGTGATTTAGTTGGGTCAACCATCTTGCGATACGTGTTGCGGCAGACGCCGAGGACTCGGCAGGCGTCTGTGTCTTTCACATTTTCGAGCAGAAGGAGAAGCGCGAAAGCACGTCGCACAACTGCTACATCCACTTTAGTGCTACGCCCGCGGTTGCCGCGGTTGCTGAGATTGCTGAGGGCAACCTTGACGCCAGAAGTGTCAACAAGCATGGTGTTCGCCTCGCGTTTTACCTATAAGGTGTGGTACGTGTTCACTTTCGGTGAAAATAAAGTCGTAAGTCATGGTGTGGTAACGAATTAAAAAATATTAATTTTGTTCACGCCTCCTGCGGGTGTGGGACTCCACCAGACTGACCGGAGGTAACGGGATCGGCCCAAGATCGGCAAGGTTGGCCTTGTCACCATGCAATGCCCGAAGCCGTGACCATTTGCGGCTCCGGTGAATTAGTTGGCATCGCCATTCCCTTTCAGTTCTCGCTCGTTCTTGCATTTGGTTGGGTCCCACTTCGGCTTGGGGTCTGGATCGGACAGGAAAACGGACGAGACTTTGGTGATGATGTCGGGGTCGTCCGTGTCCACTTGGTAGGTCACAATGTGGTTCTCCTGCCTTGCGCCGTGCAGGATCATGTTCCGAAGTGCGTGAAATGCAACCATAAATCGTGCCATCACACACCACCTGCCACGCGTGACATCATGAACTCGTGATACTTGGCAATCGCGAACGCCGATCTTTTGTCCGTTGCTCCCCTCAGCAGGTAGAGTGGATCACCCTTTTTACCGGACGGCCCGTAGATTGACTCTAAGCCAGCCCTCAGTGTCGCGTCAGTGAGTTTACCACCGGCGGTGATCCATTGACCGTAATCACGCCGAGTGTAG